ACGCCCTGACCCTGACCGCAGACCCTTCTGTGGTCCTGACCTACGTCTCAGACGACCAGCTCCGGCAGTACAGGCGGTCTGGCACCGGAAAGCCTGCTTACTACGGGCTAACGGACATTATTGAGTTCGACGTCTCCCCTGATGACAGCTATTCCTACGAGCTGTCCTACTTCCCCGGCGTGTCGGCACTGAGCAATAGCAACACCACAAACTGGCTGTTGACCAAGTTCCCCGACGTCTACCTGTCCGCCTCGATGTTCTGGGCTAACCGTTACCTCATGGCCGAGGATGAGGCTGCCCTCTGGGCGAACCAGTACAAAGAGGCGGCAGCCCTTGCCTCCGCCGAATACCTCCGGGGCCATCAGTCTCAAGGCCCCATCTCAATCCAGCTTCAGAGGGTCCCATGAGCGACATTCAGACATGGTCTAACACGGCGGCATCCAACAACGCGACCCCGCCTAACGGCTTTCCTGAGGGCATGGCTCCCTCGACCGTCAACGACGCAGCCCGTGAGTTGATGGCGGCTGTTTCTCGGTATCGCAGCGACACAGACGGGGTCAACACAAGCTCGGGAACGAACACCATCACGTTGGCCGCATCCCGCACGATGACGGCTTACGCCCAGGGCGACTTGTATACCTTCAAGGCTGGCGGAACGAACACCGGAGCCACTACGCTGAATGTGGATTCCTTGGGCGCAAAGGATGTTCAGTTCAATGGAAACGCATGCACAGGCGGGGAGATTGTCTCTGGCCTGATGTATACCGTGGTCTATGACGGAACCCAGTTCCAGCTTCTGAACGCCTCTTCCTACCCTGCAATTGATATCACCACGCTAGAGGTGACGAACATCAAGGCCAAGGACGGCACGGCTTCGATGACCATTGCGAACTCAACGGGGAATGTTTCTGCGGGAACGATTACAACGGCAATCTTGAATACTGCTAATGCACAAATCTCTGGCGGAAATATTGACGGCGCAGACTTGGGCGCAATTAGTCAGATTACAACTGCCTCGATTGATGTTGCAGTAATTAATACCGCAACAATTCCGACGCTCAATTCCACGACGGTTGATACGACAAACATTGAAGCCACGAACATCAAGGCTAAGGACGGGACTGCTTCGTTTGCTATCGCTGACTCAACTGGAATTGCTTCGTTTTCCAAAGCAACCATCATAGCAACTACCGACAACACCAACGCCGCCCTGCGCGTCACTCAGCTTGGAACTGCCAACGCGCTAGAGATTGAGGACAATACCAATCCTGACGCGACTCCAATTATTGTTAACAACGCAGGGTCTGTGATTCTTGGTTCAACGACACAACCTGTTGTTGGGACTGTTGGAAGTAACAAGATTACGGTGTCCGGAGCCAGCGCCGCAGACGCTTCGTTTCTTTGCTATAGAACAGACGCAAGCGCGGGACCGTCAACCTTTACTTTCGGAAAGACAAGAGGAGCAAGTCCTCTTAACTCTGGAGATGTTATCGGGCGTTTAGAAGCTGCCGGGCGAGACGCCACGACAGCGGATGGAGGAGACGAACGAACCCCCGCCGCACGTATTGAATTCTCTACTGATGGAGCCGTTTCGCTCGACAGTATGCCGGGAAAGATAGCTTTCCAGACTACGCCTTCTGGAAGTAATACCCCAGTTGAGCGGATGTCAATTAATAATGCTGGGACTGTCACCATCGGCGGCAGCACAGTAATCAGCGTCACCGATAACACCAACGCTGCCCTGCGCGTCACGCAGCTTGGAACCGCTAACGCGCTAGAGATTGAAGACAGCACGAACCCAGACGCAACGCCATTTATCGTCAATGCTTCTGGGGTTTTGGTCCAAGGCTACACTAGCGCGGTAGGGACCAGAATTCTTACAACAGGAGTCACGCCGGGACTCCAAACCCATAATATTCAATTAGGCGCTTTTAGTTGGGTAAATACTTCTTCTGCAAGTTATTTTACATTTAATAAAAGCAAGTCTGGAACCGTCGGAACTCTAAGCGCGGTAACAGACGGCGACAATCTTGGAATTATCCAGTTCAATGGTGCAGATAATGACGCCACTCCTACGTTCAACGGCGGCGCATACATCTCGGCACAAGTAGCAGGGACTGTTGCATCTAACTCAATTCCGGGCCGCCTGAACTTTGCAACAACCGCAGTCGGAGGGGCGTCTCCGGCCATCACTGCTCAAATTGCCTCAACGGGGCTCACGATTATTCGGGATGCTGCCGGGCTTGGATACGGCACGGGCTCTGGCGGAACCGTTACTCAAGCCACAAGCCGCACAACCGGCGTCACGCTTGATAAGACGAACGGGTCCATTACCCTCGTCTCTGCTGCTGGCACTGCGACATGGCAGAGCTTCACGGTTACCAATAGCACGGTGGCCGCTACGGACGTGGTGATTCTTTCTCAGAGAAGCGGGACGGACCTTTACATGCTGGAAGTCACCGCAGTGGCTGCTGGCTCTTTCCGCATCTCGTTCGCCACGACAGGCGGAACGACGACAGAGCAGCCAGTCTTTAACTTTGCCGTGATTAAGGCGGTCACCTCCTAATGCCTACCCAGCGGCTCCCCTTTGGTTCATGGGCCCCAGACCAGCAGAGTCTGGCTAATTCTGGGTCAATCACCGCAAAGAATGTAGTTCCGTATGGTGATATCTTCCTGCCGTTCTATGGGCTTCAGACAACATCAAACACCGCCCTTAGTGCGTTTGCGCGAGGGGCCATCAGCGTTTCGAATTCGGCAGGTGATGAATACACATATGCCGGAGACGCCACTAAACTCTACAATCTTGCCAACACAGGATGGTCGGATGTTACTCGCACATCTGGTGCGTATACTTCTGGCGCGTTGACTGTGTGGGACTTCGCTAAGTTTGGCGATAAGGTAATTGCGACCAACAGCGTAGACCCTGTCCAAGTCATTACGATGGGTGGCGCTAACTTTGCAGACCTTGCAGGAAGCCCGCCGAAAGCCTCTACAGTGGCTGTAGTAGGTGATTTCGTGGTTCTTGGCAACACAGATGATGGCGAAACTTATGTGCGATGGTCTGGCTTTGGTGATGAAACAGCCTGGACTCCGAGCCCGACAACGCAATCGGATTTTCAGCAGATTGCAGGGAACTACGGCTCTATTGTTCGAGTGATTGGCGGGGACTTCGGGTCAATCTTCTTTGAGCGCGGCATTGTCCGTATGGAGCGCGAAACACCCCCTACGACCTTTGGCTTCTACCCTGCGGAACGTAAGCGCGGGGCGGTTGCTTTCGGCGCTGTCTGTGATGCTGGTAATGTCATGTATTACATCTCGGCGGATGACATCTGCATCTTTGATGGACAAGCGTCCTCAAACATCGGGGCAGGGAAGGTGGCGCGCTGGTTCTTTCAAGATGCCAATCCTAACTACTACTACCGCATGAGTTCAGCGGCAGACCTCCAACGTTCGCTCGCGATGTGGTCTTATGTAGGGTCTGGGGCATCAGTTCCACAGCCAAACAAAATATTGGTATTCCATTGGCCTTCACAGACGTTCGCAGTCGTAGAGCTTGAAGTAAACGCTCTTCACGCATATGTCGCGTCTGGATATACGTTAGACGGGCTGGATTCGATTACCTCTAGCCTTGATGCGCTGTCTGCTTCTCTGGATGACCCTGTATGGGCTTCGGGCCGCATCAACATCGCGGCATTCAATACTGCCAATAATTCAGGCGTATTCGAGGGAGCGCCCCTTACGGCTGTTCTGGAGTCCAAGGAATTCGACGCAGCGCCAGGGCGTATTGCCCTCGTGGACCAAGTGCGGCCCATCATTGAGGGTGGAACCTCCACGATTACCATCGAGCACGGATACCGAGCGAACCAGCGAGACGACGTAAGCTATGACAGCCCAGTCTCTTCTAATGACGACGGGGCTTTTGATGTACGGCGCTCTGCTCGCTTCCACCGCGTGCGAGTTACTATTGCTGGGGGCTTCGAGAAGGCTTTCGGCGTTGACTTGAGGGCAAAGGCTAATGGTAAGCGATAGGTCGGCACTCTTTGGTGGGAAGCTGGGGCAGGTACTGCCTGCGACCACTACCGCACAGACGTTGTATACAGCACTGGCGACGACTGAAATCACGCGGATAAACATTTGCAACGTCACGAACAACAACGTGACTTATTACCTCTATCACGATGACGGAGGGACGACTTACGCCACGGCGAATGCTCTAGTGTTTAACAAGACGCTTTCAGGGCACGCAACCGACATCATTGAGGCTGCAAGTCAGGGCTCAGGCATTACGATACAGAAGAACGGCTCTATCGGAGTTGCTACTTCTGTTGCAAACCATCTCAACTTCACCTGTTACGGCATAGTCCAGAAGGTACGGTAAATCATGTCGGCTGCAAAATATATTGGCAATGATTTTAGAGGAAATCCTGTTACTCCTCAAAATCTTGGGCAACTGTTAACTGATTATTCAGAATATAACAAAGCTATTTCTGATTTTGGCTTAACTGCAACGCCCTACTGGATGACAAAAGAGCAACGCAGCCCTATGACTGGGCAAGTGCTCAGACCCAGCGCCAGAACTAATCAACCAACCAGAAATTCTCTTGGGCAGCCAGAAAGTCCTGCTGGATTTCAAATCAATGGAGACGTGCAAGGAGCGACAAATTACCTTAAATCTAAAGGTTTAGTTAATTTTAGCTTTGACCCTGTATTTGCGCCCGCAACATTGGCGCAACAAAAAGACCCCGCTTATATACCAAGAACAATTCAAGAACCATTTAGTAATCCCATTGGCGGCGATTATTTAGCTTTTGGAAATCAGCTTGCTCGGGTTATTGGGTTTAATAATCCAGACCTACGAGCTAATCCGCAAGAAATGGCTAGAGTTGTTGCACAGCATCCAACTCTTTTAAGGGATGCTTGGTCTTGGATTGATTCGCATGCCAATCAAGCGGTACAAAAAGAAAAATCCAAAGACAAGGGCGGCCTTGGAGTAGTCGCCGAGGGTCTTGGCCAAGTCGCCCAGTTTGCTGGTCTTGCGGCTGGCCTGCATGGCCTTACCGCTGGCCTCGGCGCTCTTACCTCTGGCGCAGGACTTGGAGGTGCCTTTAACGCTGGTATGTCCGCTGCTGGTGGAATGACGGATTTTGGCGGGGTTGTTGGCGATATTGTTGGCAATACCGCAGTCGGCAACATAGCCAACGTCGGACAAGCGGCACTTACGGGAGGCGTGGAAGGCGGGCTTTCTGGCGCTCTTACTGGCGCTGGTGGAGCAGTTATCGGCGCTGGCATCGGAGAGGCTGGAGGAATCGGAGAGTTTTTGGGCGACCCGCTTGGCTCCATTGGTGGGGCATTCAATGTTGGTGCAGGGGGTGGCGTAGGCGGCCTTTTGAATACTGATGATGCTATGGCAAGTGCCGCCCAAGTTGGCCCTGGCTCTCTGGCTTCTAATACTCCGCCTGTGACTGGGCCGATTGCGGATGACGTTATTACGGTGACCGCATCTGCCCCTGGCGGCGGAGCGTACTCGGGTGGGAGTTATGGGTTTCTTGCTTCTACTCTGGCTGGTTTAGGGGTTCCGGCGGGGGCTGACCTTCAAATTGGCCCAACCGGAAACCTTGAGGGTTACAGAGTAACTCTGCCAGACGGAAATATTGATGTTGTTGGATTGAGAAACGACATTCCGCCCGATTTAGTGAATGGGCAGCCTACCCAATCAAATCAAGGTGGAACGGGAGGGGCAACAAGTGGGAATCTAGGCGGCGGAGGATTGGGCGCTGGAACCGCAGGAGCGATTGCCGGAGCAATCACTGGCGGAGCCACTTCAGGCGGAGCTACTACTGGCGGAGCCACCTCAGGCGGGGGGCTTTTGGACACAGGCGTCACTCCGACAACTCCTGGCACAACCGGAATACCGACAGGCACTCAACCTACTCTGACAGACGAAGAGCTGGCAGCAATACTTGCTGGCGGTGCTATTGGGGCTGGCATTGGAGGAAGCGCCATAGGAGGCGCATCAGGTGGCGCGGCAGGCGTAACTCCGGGCGCTGGGATGGGCACAACTACGGGAACTGGAGTAACAACCGGCACCGGCCCCACAACCGGCATGGGCACTGGAGTAACACCAGGCACAGGGATGGCAACAGGGCCAACCGGCACCGAGGGCGGGCTCAGTGATGCAGAGCTTGCTGCCCTCTTGACGGGTGGTGCTGCTGGCTTAGGTCTTGCTGCAACCGGAACAGGAACCGGAACCGGAACAGGAACCGGAACAGGAACAGGGACAGGAACCGGAACCGGAGACGGCACAGGATTCGGAAACGGCCTAGACCTTTTGATGCCTCAAATGCAGGGCCTTCTACAGACAGGCTTCCAGCCCGGCACTGGCGCAGAGTTCCCGACATTCGACCCTGTGGGAAGTATACTGGGTGGAGTCAAAACCAATTTCCCGAAGACGCCACAACGCAAGAAGCGCGGCATCCGTGTGAACATTTCTGGGAGGGCAAGAAATGCCTGAGACACTTACTAGTACAACTAATCAAGCCCCGTGGGGTACGCAAGCGCCGTACTTGTCGCAGGGCTTTCAGGCAGCGCAGAACCTTTATCTCCCCGGCGGGGCTCCGGCAGGTTATCAGTGGTTCACTGACCCGACCACAGGAAGCAGGGCTACGGTATCGCCTCTGACGCAGGAGACGACGAACCTTGTCGGGAGTGTCACGAACCTAGCGAATCAGCCAAACATCCTAAACCCAGCCGAAAGATATGCTCGGGCTTCAATGTCTGGGCAGTATCTATCTCCTGAAAGCAATCCCTACCTCGCAGACATGGTCACCGCTGCAAGTCAGGCCGCTAGGGACCAGTTCTTGACCTCGTCCATTCCGGGCCTCAGTTCTCAATTCGGCAGGTCAGGAAGAACCGGCAGCCCGGGCATGGCGAGTGCTTTCGAGAACCTCTCCGCAGGGTATGGTCGAGGCATTTCTGACATCGCAACAAAACTCTACGGCACTGCATACGAGAACGAGCGCCAGCGTCAGCAAGAAATGGCGATGTTCGCCCCAGACCTCTTGCAAGCCCGTACATCAATGTACGGGTCAGCCCTAGACGCTCAAGACATCCTAAACGAACAACGCCAGCGAGAACTGACCGACCGCGTGAATCGTTTTAACTTTGAGCAAGCGGCTCCCTCTGAGGCTCTCCAGC